TAAGGAGAAATAATGGCAGCACAATTACAAATAAAACGAGCCGCAGATGCAACCGCAAATAGTGCTCCAGGCGGTAATCTAGCTGCAGGAGAACTTGCAGTATCTTATGGTAATGCTCCTGCACATAATAATTCTGGAGGTAGATTATTCGTAGGTAACTCTGCTGGTAATGGAAATATTGTCATAGGTGGAGAATACTTTACTGGACTATTAGACCATGCACCAGGCACGTTGACCAATGGTTCAGCAATTATCACAAACTCAAACGGACAAATTGATACAATAAAGGTTGGAAAAACAAGTACAGCTGGTATCATAGATTTTCTTGAAGGTGATGGTGGGTCTGCAAAAGTTAGAATTCAAGCTCCAAACTCATTGAGTGGAGATGTCACTCTCACTCTTCCAACTTCGGCTGGAACGAATGGTCAGTTTATGCAAGTAAATGGTTCAGGTCAACTATCATTTGCTACAGTTCAGTCTTCATTTACACTTTCAGATGGTTCTAATACCGATACGTTTAATACAGGGGAAACTCTTACCTTTACCGCTGGAGAGGGAACTGATATAACTGTAAGTAACAATACAGTTACTATCGCAGGAGAACTTGCATCCACTTCTAACCCAGGCGTAGCATCATTTGCGAGTGCTGATTTTGCAGTATCGGGTGCAGGAGAAGTAACAATTCATGCAGTATCAAATGCACAACTCGCTGGGTCAATTGCAAATGCTAAACTTGCAACTGCTGGTCAACTTATATTGGGTTCTACAACTCTAGAGTTAGGAACAACTGATACTGTAATTGCAGGATTGACTCAAATTACAATTGACCAAATTGACATTAACGGAAATACAATCAGTACAACTGATACCGATGGAAATCTTATTCTTGACCCAAATGGTTCTGGAGCTGTTAATGTTAATAATTCAAAAATAATTAATGTATCTGACCCAACCAATGATTCAGATGCAGCTACAAAGGCATATGTTGATGCAAGTGTAAGTGGATTAGATGTTAAAGAATCGGTAAGAATTGGAACTACCGCAGCTTTAGATACAGTAACCTATGTACAAGCTGCAGGAACATTAACAAGGTCTGGAAATGGTTCGATTAACTCTTCTGCTGGGTTAGGACAAAGCGTAACTCTTGTGGTAAATGATAGAGTTCTTGTTAAGGACCAGGCTGAAACAAGACAAAATGGTATCTATGTTGTTACTACAGTTGGTGATGGGTCAACTGCATTTGTACTGACAAGAGCATCTGATGCAAATGTCGCATCAGAACTTACAGGAGGAACCTTTACTTTTGTTGAAGAGGGAACCAATGCAGATAATGGGTATGTATTCACACACAATGGTACACCTACATTAACCAATGCAACTCTAAGTAATAACACACAATTAACTGTATCACAATTTTCTGGTGCAGGACAAATAACTGCTGGAGAGGGTCTTACAAAATCTGGAAACACTATAAACGTAGTTGGTGGAACAACCATTGATGCAGATGCAAATTCAATTCATGTAAATTCATCTGGAACTGCAAATCAGATTCTTCTTTCATCGGGAACAGTAGGAAATGAAGCGACTTATGGTGCATTACCTTTAGCAAATACAAACTCAGTTACAGGAACACTTGCAATTGGGAATGGTGGAACAGGTGCAACCTCACTTACTGCTAACGGACTTCTGGTAGGAAACGGAACCAGTGCAATTGCAGCTTTGGCGGTTGGAACATCTGGACATTTTTTAAAATCAAATGGTGCAGGAAGTAATCCAAGTTTCACAAACGTAATTGACGCTGGAACATTTTAATGTCTATAACTATACAACATAAACGTAGTCAGAGCCCAGGCGACCAACCAACTGTATCTGACATAGCGGTAGGAGAAATTGCATTAAATCTTGCAGATCTCCGTATGTTTACTAGAGATCATAATGATGTTATCAAAAGAATAGGTGGAGAGGATGTTACCGCCACTTTAGATTATACTGAAGCAGATAATACATTACAGGGTATATCGGTCACAGGGTTCAAGATGAACTTCAAGAAGGCCGATGGTACTCTTACAACTTTTAATATTTTTCAACAGATGATGTTGTTTTCATTATTTCAGGGACACTTTGTATCAAGAGCAGTTTTTAATACTCATCAACATACAGAGACACAGGCAGTGACCTTTGATAATGACACTGTACCATCTGGAACAACCTCAGTACCGATTTAGATATGGCAGATAAGATACCCTTAAAAGGACTATTTGATGCAGGCGGAAACGTAACAGGTCTTGCTGAATTTAGAGCGGCTGATGGAGATACCCTTGGAGTAGTTCATGGTGGAACTGGACTCACAACTGTAGGTGCAAACAGAATTCTTACAGGTAATGGTACATCTGACTTAACTGATGAGGCAAATCTTACTTTTGATGGAACGACACTTGCAGTAACAGGAAACACAACAATATCTGGTAATCTGACAGTTCAAGGAAACTTTACAGAGACAGTCAAGATTGCAACTGAAGACCCAATTATTGCACTAAACACAGCTGTTACAGGTGCAAATGCTAACGATGCTGGATTTGTTATTGAAAGGGGGTCAGACTCAAATGTTGCTCTAATATGGGATGAAAGTGATTCAGGAACTTCTGGTGGTATTTTTAATTTTATAACTACTACAGATACAGGAATTGTATCTGGTAACATAAATGTCTCAGGACAAGCTGACATCAAAGCTGGAAATATTACTGGAACAGGAAACCTTGCAATCTCAGGAACACTTACAGGAGTGACAAGTTTAACAATGAATGGTGCATTAAGTGGAGTTACAAATTTAGGATTGTCTGGTAATTTACAGTTTGATTCAGGACAGACAGTAAATGAAATTTCAGACGATGGTTCGTTTACAGATGGTTCTGCAAATGCATTGGTTACTGAAAACGCAATCAAAACTCATGTCAGTGCTCAGGCATCTGCATTCGCAATAGCATTAGGATAATATATGGCTACACCAAATACAAAAGACACACTTAAAGAATATTGTCTGAGAGCTCTTGGAAAACCAGTAATTGAAATAAATGTTGACCCAGACCAATTAGATGATAGAATCGACCAGGCACTTCAATATTATGCAGAGTTTCATATGGATGGTGTTCAGAGAATGTATCTGAAACATCAAATAACCGCAGCTGAAAAGGCAAATGCTCAAACAAATAGTAGTACTACAGCTACAGATGCAGTTGACAGTTCTGTATCGGCAAACTGGTTAGAACAAAAAGTCTGGTTACCTTTACCTACTTCAGTTATCTCTGTACTACAAGTATTTCCATTAGAAACAGGAAGTTCAAGAGGTGGTGAGATGTTTGATATAGAATATCAAATGAGACTTAATGATTTGTTTGATTTCAGTAGTACAAACTTGATTCACTATCAGATGATACAAGAACATCTTGACCTCATGCATCACATATTAACAGGAGAGATTCCTGTAAGATTTAATGAACACGCAAACAGATTGTATATTGATATGGAATGGCCTAAAGACGTATCAGATGACCATTACATTATCATAGAGTGCTATAGAAAACTTGACCCAACTGTATATACAGATATATACAACGACTCTTATTTAAAGAAATATGCAACTGCACTAGTAAAAAAACAGTGGGGAGCAAATTTGATTAAATTTAATGGTGTTCAAATGCTGGGAGGAGTGCAATTGAATGGTGAGATAATTTACCAACAGGCAGATGAAGAAGTGAAACTTTTAGAAGAACAAATGTTAAACGGATATGGTCTTCCCGCTGATATGATGATGGGATGATATGCCTACAAATGTTTATTTCGATACTGGCACAACTTCTGAACAGAGGTTATATGAAAGTCTTATCATTGAGCAACTCAGAGCTTTTGGTCATGACGTTTATTATCTTCCTAGAAAACTGGTAAACGAAGATACTCTTTTTGGTGAGGATAGGTTATCAACCTTCAACGATGCATATATCATAGAGATGTATCTTGATAATGTTGAGGGATTTGAAGGTCAAAAAGAAATGATGACACGTTTCGGTCTGGATATGCAGGACGAAGCAACATGGGTTGTATCTAAAAGGAGGTTTGAACAACTTATTAGTTTGGACCAAAACTTAATTGTAAACTCTCGACCTAATGAGGGAGATCTCATCTATTTTCCTCTAGCGAAGAAACTATTTGAGATTTCCTTTGTAGACCATGATGACCCATTCTATCAGTTGTCTAACCTACCAGTATTCAAAATGCGATGTCGTACATTTGAATACAGTAGTGAGGCATTGGATACTGGTGTTACTGCAATTGATAATATAGAAACAAGTGAAACACTTGATGCATTGCAGTATCAATTTGAACTTGAATCTGAAACAGAAGCAGGAACTAATTATTTGATAACAGAGGATGGTGACTTTATAGTACAAGAAGAATATAATGTAGATACTATAGACACATCCGCTGATAATACATTCTTTGAAACGCAAGGTGATTCGATACTTGATTTTTCAGAGGTAAACCCTTTTGGTGAGGTAACATAATGCTTGGTACAACTTTCTATCATGAGACAATCCGAAAATGCGTAATCGGGTTTGGTACACTTTTTAATGATATTCACATAACACGTAAAGACAGTTCTGGAAATACAGTACAGTCAATGAAGGTTCCGTTAGCTTACGGACCAAAACAGAAATTCTTAACAAGACTGAGAGAAGACCCAAATATCACTAAATCAGTCGCAATCACACTTCCAAGAATTGGATTTGAGATTGGAACTATCGCATATGATAGTACAAGAAAGCTAAATAAGATTCAGAAGGTAAAAAAATCTGGGTCAACTGGGAGCAAAGTAAACACACAATATATGCCTGTTCCCTATAATATTGATTTTGAACTTTATGCAATGGCTAAGAATAGTGATGATGCATTGCAAATTGTTGAACAGATACTTCCGTATTTTCAACCAGAATATACGATTACTATCAATGATATTGTTCAAATGAATAATAAGAGAGATGTACCTATTGTTCTTACAGGCATCTCATACGAAGATAATTATGAAGGTGAATTTACAGAGCGTAGAGCAATTATATACACAATGTCTTTTACTGCAAAGGCATATCTCTACGGACCAGTTATTTCTGGACAAGTTATCACTAAGGTACAAGTTGACCAATTTAGTGACTCTGCATCAGCTGCACCTAAGAGAGAACAGAGATACACAGTTACTCCTGAACCTGCAACTGCCGATTTTGACGATGATTTTGGATTTAATGAAACAACTTCATTCTTTCAGGATGCAAAAACATACAACCCAACTACGGGTCAAGACGAATAGGTAAACTATGGCACTTCAAACATTAGGATTAGGTTCATCTGCAAATGACGGAACAGGGGATACTCTAAGAGCTGCAGGAACCAAGATAAACGCAAATACTGGAGAAATCTATGCTAGATTCGGAAGTGGGTCTGGAAATGGTGCAACTCTAGAGTCTGCGACAGCGGCAAATATTTTAGTTGGTAATGGTACTAAATTTGCTAGTGTAGCTACCAGTGGTGATTTTACAATTTCTACCTCTGGTGCAATGTCCGTCAGGGAAAATCACATTACCATACCAGATGATACTTTATCGAATGTAGGTACTACTACGAACAAACTGTATAATGTGGGAGGTGCTTTATTTTTTAATGGATCGTCCGTAGGAACTGGTAATGTTACAGGAATGACTTCATTCAAAGTTGCAGGAGATACTGGTGGAAATAAAACAGTAACTAATAGTGAAATAGTCACAATTGCCGGAGGTACTGGAATAGCTTCAGTTTCGTCTGATGACCAAACTGTTACTCTGAATATTGATGCCACAGTCGCAACTCTGACAGGAACTCAGACACTTACAAATAAAACTCTGACAACTCCTATTATAGCATCATTAAAACAGTCAAGTAGTAATACTTTAACAATGCCTGCTGTAACTGATACTTTGGTAGGTAAAACGACCACAGACACACTTACAAATAAAACTCTGACAAGTCCAGTTCTTGGAGGCACGACTACAACAGCTTCTGGTAATTTAATTGTTGACCCTGCAACTCAAATATTGGAGGTAAAAGGTGATGGTTCATCAACTGAAGGTGGAATACAGTTAAATTGTCGTGTCAATACTCATGGACAAAAAATACTTGCAC